ATGCGGCGACGAGTCCGCTGATCGCCTACATCGACACGGCGACCGGCCTGCCAATCACTCCGAACGGTGGCGACATCATCGTGACGTGGGACAACGGGACGAACCGCATCTTCAAGCTGTAAGGAGCGGGAATGCCGCACACCATCGGAATCGGGGCGATCTTCGGGATCGTCTCGGAGGACGGCGTTGCCAAGTCGGGAGGTCGGATCGGGCTCTACGATCGCTCGACGATGCAACTCGTCAAGAAAACGACCGCCGACGCGCTCGGCGGCTACGTTTTCACGGGGCTCGACCCGACGACGACGGACTATCTCGTTCTCGCTGTCGACGACGATGGTTCGCCGGCCAAGAACGCACTCGTTCAGGACTACATTCAGCCGATCCCGGCGCACATGGGGTCGTCGTGGCTCGGGAACTGGCGATGGCTCGCCGGTCAGAAGGCGGTCATTGGGATGGCGGTCCCGCACGGGGAGACGGATCAGACGGTATCGCGGTCGGTTTACCCGGCCTATGGCCCGCCGATCAACAACACGGGCAGCGTCACTTGGTATGAGTCGTCCATGACGCCGGGCGCACCGCAATACCCGACGGCCAAGTTCACCGGATACGCCTACTTCCCGACCCGGCACTACGATGCTGCGCAAGACAGCGTCTACGCCGACCCGACCAAGTTCAGCCTCGAATGGGTCTGCGATACAGCCGTCGGCCAAGCCTGCCATGCCGTAAAGAACCAGACGGCAATGAGCGGGTGGGGGCAGGCGGACATGCTCTTTATTGCGATCGGCCTCAGTTGGGATCGCACGTCCAAGACGATGACGTGGGTGTTCAACAAGCAGACCGCCTACAACTACTACTCGTTCAACCTTACCGAAACGAATCACTACACAACCGGCACCTACACTAACGCCGGGTTGGCTGACGGGGCCCATCATTGGGTAGCGACGTTGGAAATGGGGGTCGCGCTCAAGCTCTATCTCGACGGAGCTTTGGTTCACACAACTTCGCTCGTTGGGCAAATCACCGTCCCGAATTCCCTGCACGGCGGTTACTGGCGGCAATACGCGATCTTGTTCTGCGGCAACGGAAGCGCGCCCACCGGACAAACTCCGGTGTCGGGAACCAACTTCACCACCGGGCCGGCAGCATGGTATCGGGCAACGCTATCGGCCGCCGAGGTATTGGATCTCTACAACGCCTTGATGATCGGATCGAGCCCATTGCTGACCGGCTACGCAAGGGACGTCATCAGCGATGATCCGTCGATCTACGTTCGCATGGACTCCGCCACGGCGACGACCGAAAGCGAACTGATATGGCGGGATACGGTGACGTGGTATGGCAGCGTGACCGGGGCGCAGGCGTCTCCGGTGACTGGCGGATCAATGATGGCATTCGCGGGCGGGTGCGCGCGCGCCGAAGGTCCGGGCGGCCCTCTGTCGAAGCTGCGGAACACCATCGAGTTCTGGATCAACCCGACGAGCGCCACGCCGGCCGCAACCGGCCTGATCGCCGCCGGACGATGGAACTCCGATGATTCGACGGTGAATTGGCAGATCACCCAAGTCATCACCACCGGCAAGATTCAGGCTTACGTCCGGCGCAACACGGGGGCCTACGACACCGTCACCTTCAACTATGCCCCGGCTGCGGGCTCCGATGTTCTGGTGGCGATCGTCCTCGACAAGTATTCCGGCTCCGCGACGATCTACGAGAACGGCGTCCTCAAGGACACGCAGAGCATCGGCATCGGCTATTTCTACAATACCGACATGGACGCGACCTCGTCGTTCACCAACTGGACGAAGTCGACGCTTTGCATCGGCGGTTTCCGCAGCGATGCGGGGGTAATAACGACCCCGTTCGCGGGCAATCTTGCCGAACTCGCTGTTTATCCGACGGCGTTGAGCGCCGCGCGCATTCTGTCGCACTACGAATCGCGCACCTTGATCTAGGCCCGCCATGTCCACCCTACTCGTCTCCGGGGCAGGGGCAGGAAGTCAGGGCTCGTTCGGCACAGCAAGTGTAGTCAACGCCGCGCAGGGCGCGTTTGCGGTCGGGTTCTCGTCGTATGCGCTCGGGATTGCCCGAGTCTCATTCGACGTCCTCGGAAACTCTGTCCTTCTCGATCTGACGGTTGCCAAGTCACAACTTGGCTCGAACGTCAGGCTCGACTTTGACACGGCGCAGCCGGCAACCGGGGCCGGCGTTGGCAGCGCGATTGCCTTTGGCTCTCACGGCATCGCCAATGTCGCGCAGGGCGCGTTCGCTTCCGGTTTCGATGCCGTCGGATTCGGTATAGCAACTCGCGTCACGCGCGATGTTGAGGCGCGCGAGCTTGCGCTTGATCTCACCGTCTCGTTCACGCAGCCGGGAACGAATGTCGGGCTTTACTTCGGTGGCAAGCCGCTTGTTGCGGGCGTCACCTTGGGCGCGTGGGAGACGATTCCCTCCACCCACCTGATCTACAACAATGCGCGCCTGCTTTACCCGACCGGGTTCCAGAACCCGCAGGTATGGGGTATCCCATTCGCCGCTCGCGGCAACCCGGTCAACTTCGACCTGACGGTAGCGGTCGAGGCCGTCAACCCGGTAAGCGCGCGGCTCGATTTCAGCGCCAACCGGCCAGTCATGGCGGCCGGCGGCATTGCCGAATGGGCGATCGGAACTCCGACCCTGACGAATGTCGCGCAAGGCGCATTCGAGCAAGGATGGGAATCTGTCACTTTCGGCTATGCCCGGTTGAGCGGTTGGGCCATTTCCCGCAACCTGCTGCTCGACTTCCTCGACAGCTATGCGCCCGACACCGGACAGAACGTCGCCTTCGCATTCGGCGAACTCAAGACGTCGCTGCCGCAGGGATGGGACTCGCAGGCATTCGGAACTCCGGTTGCAGGGACGGACGGCAAGCTCTACCCGACGGGGATCTACCGCGCGCCGCTGTGGGGAACGCACCGGGTCGAGAATAGCCAACGATTCATTGAGCCCCCGTCGCTCACGGTATCGACCGCGCTCGGCGTCCCGAATGCTACGCGCATCGAGCCGCCTGCCAATCAAGGCGTCACCACCACAGGGAAGATCGACGGAGAGTTCGGCACGGCATTCCTGTCCGGCGGGGTCAGGACGATCGACCTTACCGACGCCGCGCCGATCGAGGGCGGCTATGGCACGGCGCTGATTGCCTATGCGATTCGGTTCGTCGAGGTTCCGTGGAGCTTCTTCCTGACCTTTGGTCAGACCGCGATCGACACGACGCACTACGTCTACCCGGTCGGGTTCGATGCGATCGAGTGGGGCGACAGCTTCACGCACGACCAGACGCAGACGGTCGAGAACATTGGCGGCGATTCCTTCACGGAATTCGGCGAGGCGGAGCTTACGCGCTCTCCCCGCGTCCTATTCGCGTCCGGCTTCCGCACCGCGCTCGAAGCGGCGAACCCGTCGGAACGGTGGGGCTCGCCGATCCTCTGGAACCGCAATCAGATCGTCGAACAGTTGTTCTCGCCGGGGCCGGAGGATGGCGGCGCGTTCGGTTCCTACATCAGTTGGTTCGTGGAAAACCGCAACCGAGTCATGGCGGCCTACGGCCACATCGACTCCCGGTTCCCCTACACCCACCTGATCGACCTTACCGGGCGCGCGCTACTGGTCGCCGGCTTCGATGCCTTCGACGAGGGCCGGGCGTGGAACGAGAAGTCGCTCATCGCCTACGCCAACCGGAACGTCGCCCCGGAGCCGATCGAGCCGGGCTTCGTCTCGCATTGGGTCGTCGTCCAGAAAACCCCGCAGATCTTCCCCGATGGCATCCCGTCGGAGGAAGCGTTCGGGCAGCCCGAGGTCGTCAACACCCGGCGCTACTACGGATGGATCGGCGGCATTGATTCCTTGGAGGTCGGCACGGCATTCGTCGACTTCGGGGTGCGCTACATCGAGCAGTATTGGCCTTGGGAGGGGCGTTACGGTGAGCCGACGGTATGGCTCTACACGCGCTCCCTAGAGCCGCCCTCGGTTGTCACCGACGGGTTCGGCCTGACGGTCGTCGAAGAACACTTCACGATCATCAATCCGTCGTGGGCGACCCGCGAGACGCCGTTCGGAACCGAGACGAGGATCCAGAACGTCACCCCGCAGCTTTGGACGTTCGGCGCGGTGCAAACCGAGTGGGGCGCGAGCGGCATCCACAACGAGTGGACGGCCTACGAGATCCAAGGTTGGGATTCGTCCGAGGTCAGCCGTGAGGCGGTCATCAAGGACCGGGCGCAGACGGTGCCGGTGCCGACGTTCAATGTCATCCAGTTCGGCGCGAACACGCAGATCAACAACCTGATCGCGGACCAACCGACGAACCGGACGATCTTCCCGCCCTCGTTCGAGACGCTCGCCTTCGGTGCCGACACTCATACGAACGCGAACACGATCTACCCCGGTGGGTTTGTCGCTACCCAATTTGGGCAGGCGGTGTTCTCCGCCATGAGTCTGTTCCCGAGCGGGTTCCGTGATTTCGACAAGTTCGGCATTCCGGGGCTGAACGCAACGCAATGGATCCTCCTGTCGTCGCCGATCCTCAACAACCGGGGCGCGGAGATCGGGACGTTCAGCGGCGGCATCCCGTCGCCGGTCGATCTGGCTGCCGATGACCCGCTGCATCGCCTGTCGCCGTGGACGATCTGGTGCCACGAAACGCCGCCGGCACAGGCATACGCCAACCATCTGCCGCACCAGAACTACGATCAGATGGACTACTGGTTGCACACGGAGACGTCCGATCGCCCGGTGTTCGGCCGACCGTGGGTCGCCAATGCCAACCGGACGGTGTTCCACTACCACAACGACAACGGCAGCGAGATCATCGGCGAGACGTTCGGCAATCTGGAAGCCGCCAACCGTCGCCGTTGGCTGTCGCCGGCCGGGATCAAGCCGCCGCCGCGCGCTTTCCCCAAGCTCAACCGATTCGGCGAACTCGACCTCGAACGGCAGGGCAGGGACTACCTCGAATTCGGCGACGGAACCGCGATCGACTTCCCTGCCGGGCCCTATACACGCTCTATCATTCCGCAGGGCATCAGCGGCGCGTTCGGGGCGACTCACATCGACCTGTTCAACCGTGAGTTGACGCAGAAACCTTGGGCGTCGTGGGTGTTCGGGCAGGCGCGAATTCATCCGCCGGAACCGATCATCCCGCCGGGACTCGCCGCCACGCTGTTCGGAGACACGATGATCGACTTCAAGATCCGCCACGTCACCCCCGAAGGGTTCGACTCCTTCATTGCGCAGGAGTCGCTAGGGTTCTTCAAGGACCGGATGCGGGTCCAGAGGACGACCCCATGAGCGATCTGACGCTCGGCCCCTTCGTCGTCGGGATGGACAACGTCTCGCCGGAGACGACGCTGCACCCCGGCGCGGTCCGGGATGCGGTCAACGTCGACTTCGACCTGTCGGGCGGGATGGCGACACGGCCGGGCTACACCCGCGTCGTCACCGAGGCGAACATGCACAGCCTGTGGACGTCGCCGGCAACCGGCGTGAGCTTCTGCGTCCGGGGCGGCTACGTCTGCTCGCTGACCCTGTCCGGGAATACCCTGTCGTCCCTCCAACTCTACCGGCTCGAACTCGACCTCCCGGTGAGCTTCGACGATCTGAACGACGGGATCGTGTTCTCGACCGAACGCGAGGTCGGGCTGATTGCCGCCGACGGGACGGCGAGCCGGCTCGGGATCGAGAATCCGGGCGGTTTCTCGGCTGCCATCGTCAATGAGCCGGCTCCGCCCCTGTCCGGGATCGCGGCCGAGCGGGTTCGCTATGGCTTCGCCATCAGCTTCATCGGCGCTACCGGCGAGGAGTCCGGCCTGTCCTACGGGGTGTTCCTGACGGCCATGCAGGGCAGCATGGTCCGCCTGACCCTGCCAACGCCGTTCGAGGCCAAGACCAAGAAGATCCTGATCTACCGCACCGAGCCGAACGGAGACGTCTACCGGCTCGCGGCGGTCGTGCCGGCGGCCGTCGGCGCGTGGACGATGAACACGGCGACCGCCGTCGGCCGGCAAGCGGACAACCAGTTCCTCGAACGGATTCCGGGGGGCAAGATTGCCCGCTACTGGCGCGGCCGCCTGCTGATCGCGCGCGGTTCGGTCCTCTACTTCTCCGAGCCCATGCGATTCGGAACGTATGACCCCCGCCACGACTTCATCCAGTTTCCGTCGCGGATCACGATGGCGCAGCCGGTCACGGGGGGCATCTTCGTCGGGACCGAGAAGGGGAACGTCTACTTCCTGAACGGCGAGGGCCCCGACAACATGGCGCTGCGGCGGACCAACGGGCAGCCGCCGATCGAGGGCACGGGAACGAGCATCGAGGCATCGCAGCTTGGCGACCTCGGGGAGAACTTGGGCGCGCGCGGCGAGATCTGCGCGCTCTGGCTCGCCCGCAATGGATTCGTCATCGGCACGTCCGAGGGGCGGATCGTCGAAGTGCAACGCAACCGGATACGTTTGCCTGCGGAGCAATGGACCGCAGCGGGCGCATTGGCGGTCAAAGACCGTCAGGTAGTCGCGGTAGTCAACTAAACTTTCAGGAGATTCATCATGCACAAACTGTTCCGTTTCGCGCGCGAGTTCGCGTCCGACATCCGGAAGGAACGCTACGACCGGACCGAGGGCGGGATCCTGCTCAAGCGCAGCGTCATGCTCAAGGGGGTCTACGAGGAAGGCATCGTCGGTCAGCCGGATTCGTGGCGTCGGCACGAAAACCTGATCCCGGACGAAGGCATCATCAAGATCCTCGGGCTCGCGTTCTTCACCGACTCGAAGATCAATGCGTGGTATCTGGCCCCGTTCTCGGGCTCGACCGCACCGGCCGCGAACCTGACGGCCGCGAACTTCGCCGCGACACAGACCGAGATCACGTCGAACACCGAGGGCTACACCGAAGGCACCCGGCAACTGTGGGTGTCCGCCCAACCGGCCGCCGGCAAGGTCACGAACACGGCCTCGAAGGCGCAGTTCACGATCGCCACGGCATCGTCGCTGACCATCACCGGCTCGGCGCTCCTGTCGGCTTCGGCCAAGGGTGCGACGACGGGAACGCTCGCGTCGTGCGTGAAATACGCGGTCGCGCGCGTCCTGAACAACGCCGACGTTTGGGGCAACGGCTACGAGGTTTCCCTGTCGGATAGCTGATGAGGTTCAGCTACGAGGGCAACCAGTCCGACGCCTTCGAGTTCCTCGGTATCGCGCAACAGGAATTGGCCCGGCTCCGAACCCGTATGGAAGCAAACGGGTTGGAGCAGGGTCGATTCCAACTTGGCCTCACGGACACCGCCTACTGCTACGGCTACATCCTGCCGGGCGGCATAGAGCATATCCACATCGTTACGGCTCCCGGTGTGGAACAGCCGGTGAACGTCGAGATCAAGGAGATCCCGGACTTCGTCTCGGGGGTGACGACAGTAGGGCAGATCGAGACGCTTCCGGATCGAGGCAGCGTCATGTCCGCGTTCTATCCGACGCCGGAATCGGTTGCCATGCACCCGGAGGAACTCACTTCCGGGGCCTACCAGACCCACTTGCTCAACCGGCTCGCGGTTGAGCCGTTCGCTTCGTTCGACGAGTTTCAGCGTCCCGAGGCGATCATCAAG